GAAAGATTTAGCACTAATGTAAATGCAATACAAAAAGGACTTGACATAAACGAACTTTCCAAGTATAATCGTAATATGCAAGAGATTGCCAAGTCACTTGAAGACATGAATAAGGCGTTGGCAGAAGATAATAAAGGATTATTTGGCGGTACAGGTGTTGCATCAGCTGATTTACTTAAAAAGATGGGCGGATCAGGACCTAGTGCAGAATTGATACAATCAATAAATAGTAATATGAGTGAAATGAAAAGACATTTGAGTGATATTGTTACAAATACTAAGAAAACCGTGAAGAACACGTACTAAAGGAAAAAAATGAGCTGGAAAAAATATTTTACACCAGTACCAACGGGTACTAACGCAGAAGGCAGCTATAGTCCCTTCAGCGGCTATAATGGTGGTATGCAACCAGGTCCTGCAACAAAAAATTATAACTCACACTTACCAGATGTGTATGTTGGTAGTCCAAATCGTGTTGAGCGTTACGGTCAATACAATACAATGGACAGCGATTCGGAAGTTAATGCGGCACTAGACATACTTGCTGAGTTTTGCACACAAAAGAACGACCAAAACGGTACTAACTTTACTTTAGAGTTTAAACAAAAAGCAACAAACTCCGAAACAACCATTTTAGCAAAGTATCTACAGCAATGGTGTAAACTTAATAAGTTCGAAACACGTATGTTTAGACTAATACGTAATGCATTTAAGTATGGAGATCAAATTTTTGTTAGAGATCCAGAAACTAAAAAGTTATACCATGTAGATGCAGCAAACCTAACAAAAATTATTGTTAACGAATCAGAAGGTAAGACTCCTGAGCAATATATCATCAAAGATTTTAATTTAAACTTTGGCGAAATGGTTGCAACTACTCCACATAACACCAACGGCCAAACAAACAATGGCGGTGCTGGAAGTTATCAGAGTGCAAGTGCTGGCAAAGGCTTTATTGGAAGCCAACAAGCTAGTCAAGCAGGTACACGTTGGAGTAGAGAAGAGTCCGAGATAGCTGTTGATGCTGATCATATTGTACACCTTAGTATGAGTGAAGGCCTAGACAACAACTATCCGTTTGGTAATTCATTACTAGAAACAATTTTTAAAGTATACAAGCAAAAAGAACTATTAGAAGACGCAATCATTATATACAGGGTACAACGTGCTCCTGAAAGACGTGTTTTTTATGTTGATGTTGGTAACATGCCAAGTCACCTTGCTATGCAATTCGTAGAACGTGTTAAAACCGAGATACACCAAAGACGTATTCCAAGCCAATCAGGCGGGGGTACCAATGTTATAGACAGTAGTTACAACCCGTTAAGTATTAATGAAGATTACTTCTTTCCGCAAACAGCAGAAGGTCGTGGATCTAAAGTAGAAACGTTACCAGGTGGAACAAACCTAGGAGAAATAGATGACCTTAGATATTTTACTAATAAGCTCGTACGTGGTTTACGAATTCCTAGTTCTTACTTGCCCACTGGGTCTGAAGACGCTGGTAGTAACTTCAATGATGGACGAGTCGGAACAGCATATATTCAAGAATTAAGGTTTAATACTTATTGTGAGCGTTTACAAGGAATGCTTGTTGAGCAATTTGACCAAGAATTTAAAAAATATTTGTTAGAAAAAGGCGTAAACGTTGATACATCAATGTTTGACCTTATTTTCCAACCACCACAGAACTTTGCATCGTACAGACAGTCAGAAGTAGACAATGCTCGTGTACCAACTTACACACAAATGAGTGCTATACCTTACATTAGTAATAGATTTGCACTAAAACGCTTCTTAGGCATGACAGATGAAGAGATTGCAGAGAACGAGCGTATGTGGCGCGAAGAAAATGACGAAGAGCTTGAAACTCCACCAACAGATGCCGCAGGCGAAATGCGTGGCGGTGGTATATCAGGCGCAGGAATGGAAGCAGACCTAGACGGAGTGGAAGACGAAGATACTTCAGTACCATCAGAAGACGGTGGCGAAGCAACACCTCCAGATACAACAACAGGAACCGAACTTGGTGGCGGAGCAACAACGGACCAAACGGTATAAATACATTATGATACTTAGAGAACTATTTTACTTTGACCCAGAAACAATTGAGCCTGTAGACAATAAAGGTTACGAGCCTCAACATGATGAATCTCCAGTTAAAGCAACCGACACCAGAAAGACTAGACTAACACTAGGACAAATTAATAGAATTCGTAAATCGTCTGAACTACATCAAGAAGAAGTAGCAAACGAACTAGGCTTTGTTAGACAGATGTATGGCATAACAGCAAATGCGGAGGCCGGCGGTGCTATTTAATGGCGAAAATAGATAAGTCTCTATATACCAAACAAGAATGGATTGCAATACGCAATCAAAGAAGACTACAAAAACAATTACAAAAACAAAAAGACCAAATTTCAAAGACTGTATCCAATAAAGATAACAGTGTTGCCTTTGTATTAGGCAACGGCACTAGCAGATCTGCTATAGAATCAGAATTATTATCAGAATTAGGCACTATATATGGGTGTAATGCCATATACAGAACTTTCTCACCTGACTATTTAATAGCTGTAGATGTGAAAATGATACTTGAAATTACTAAAAGCGGTTATCAAAACAATAATAGTGTATGGACTAATCATAATAATGCATATACAGAAATAAAAAATGTAAATTATTTTCAGCCTAGTAAAGGTTGGAGTAGCGGCCCTACAGCATTATGGCTAGCAGCAGAACACGGATATGATGACATTTATATTTTAGGCTTTGATTATGCAGGACTTGAAAACAATAGTAAATTAAATAACCTGTATGCTGGCACAAAAAACTACAAAAGACCTAACGAAGGCGCTACTTTCTACGGTAATTGGCTAAGGCAAACTAAAACTGTTGTTAGAGATAATAAAAAAACTACCTTTCATAGAGTTATAGCACCAGATAATTATATGCCAGACGAACTAAATACTTTTGAGAACTTTAACACAATTGAACTGGATGATTTCCGAAAAATCTTCAGTTTTTCACCAATCTAAACAAAATGGGTCGTTTTGAGCCTGTTTGCACATAGTTTCTTGTATAAAGAGTAAATACAAATGACAGCCTTACCATAGGTAAACTTTTTACAGGAGATTAGAAAAATGGCAGACCAAAATAAGTTTGAACAAATGCTTGAAAAACTTGTCAATGAAGACAAGGCAGGCGCAGAAGAATTATTCCACGATATAGTAGTAGAGAAGTCGAGAGACATCTATGCAAGTCTAATTGAATCAGATATTGAAATCGAAGAAGAAGATGACACAGAAGTAGATGAAACTACTGATGAAGAAGTCGATGAAGCTTCAGATGAAGAAGTTGACGAGTCAGACGATGACGAAGAAACAAACGAAAATTTCGACCTAGATGAATTTGAAGTTGAAGCTGACCCAATGGATATGGGCGGCGATGCAGCTGATAACTTCATGGGCGACATTGAAGCAGGTGATGACGAAGGCGAAGAAGGCGAAGAAGAAGGCGAAGGCGACATTGAAGATCGTGTTGTAGACCTTGAAGACGCATTAGACGACCTAAAGGCAGAATTTGAAAAAATGATGGGTGACGAAGACGAAGGCGAAGACGATGGCGAAGAAGAGCCAGAAGAAGCTTTTGCATTCGAAGCAACTGACGAAGAAGTTGATGAAGCTTCAGACGAAGAAGTTGATGAAGCATCCGACGAAGAAGTTGACGAAGCATCAGAAGATGATGTTGAAGAGTCAGCAAAGTCAGACAGAGAACAAATGCGCGAGTACGTTGATAAAGTATCAAGCGGACACGGAGCAGAAAAGAAAAGCACAGGCGACAATGGCGACAGCGGTAAGTCACCAGTAGCAAGTGCAAATAACATGGGCGGCACTTCAGCTAACATCTTAAAAGGTGGAGAAGCAGGTAGTGGTAATCATGCTGGTCTAGGTGATTTAAACACTAAAGACCAAGATGGCGGAAACATCAATGTACCAGGCGGTAAAGCGTCTAAAGCTGGCAAATCAGAGCCAGGACACGGTGCAGAGAAAAAAGGGAAGCCAGAACAAGCCGACAAAGGTGCAGGTTCACCATTAAACGGCGCTCCTAAAAGAGCAAAATAAGGAAACTGAATGCAAAACTTTCTAAGAGAGCATCTGACATTTGACCAGGCTAATATGGTCGTTGAGTCTGCTGAAAATTCCAATGGAGGAAAAGACTTATACCTAAAAGGTATTTGTATACAGGGCGGTGTGCGTAATGCTAACCAACGTGTTTATCCTGTAGAAGAAATTGGCAGGGCTGTCAAAACTCTCAGCGAGCAAATCCAAGGTGGATATAGTGTTCTTGGAGAAGTTGATCATCCGGAAGGCCTTAACATTAACTTAGACCGTGTATCACACATGATTACTGAATGTTGGATGGACGGACCTAATGGTTATGGTAAATTAAAAGTATTACCAACCCCGATGGGACAACTAGTGCAGACAATGCTGGAAAGCGGCGTCAAGCTAGGTGTTTCGTCTAGGGGCTCTGGTAACGTATCAGAAGACGGAGATGGAAAAGTTTCCGACTTTGAAATTATTACAGTGGACGTTGTTGCACAACCAAGTGCACCAGGTGCGTACCCAACACCAATTTACGAACACTTAATGAACACCCGTGGAGGGTACCAGGCATTTGAACTAGCACAGGCAACTAAGCACGACGACAAGGCACAGAAATATTTAAAAGAGAGCTTATTAAATATAATAAGCGGGCTCCGATAACTGAGGAGAATTAATATGTTGGAAGCATTAAAATCACTCTTCGAGAGCAGCGCACTTTCAGAAGAAGTACAAGCAGAAATACAAGAAGCATGGGACGCGAAGATCACTGAGAATCGCCAACTTGCTACCGCTGAACTTCGTGAAGAATTCGCAAAGAAATACGAGCATGACAAATCTACGATGGTGGAAGCCATTGATAGTATGTTATCTGAGAAACTAGCAGAAGAAATTGCTGAGTTTGCAGATGATCGTAAACAACTTGCTGAGGCAAAAGCAAAATATGCAATAGCAATGCGTGAAAACGCAGACCTAATGCAAAAATTTGTTATGGAAACTCTTGGTAAAGAAGTTGGTGAATTACACGAAGACAAGAAGGCAATGGCATCTAAGTATGCACAGCTTGAGGAATTTGTAATAGAAGCTCTTTCTAAAGAAATTGCAGAGTTTTACGAAGATAAAACAGATTTAGCAGAAACAAAAGTACGTTTAGTACGTGAAGCTAAAGAACACTTCAAGAAAGTTAAAACTAACTTTATTGAAAGAAGTGCTACAGCGGTATCAGAAACTGTTGATAAGGTCCTTAAAGGGGAAATTACACAACTTAAAGAAGATATTGAAGAAGCACGAAGAAACGATTTTGGTCGCAAAATATTTGAAGCATTCAGTAATGAATATTCAGGTAGCTACCTAAATGAAAAAAGCGAAAGTGCCCAGCTATTGAAAGTTGTTGAGTTGAAAGACAAACAACTAGCAGAAGCAAAAGCATTTGCTGTAAAGGCTAAAAAACTTGCAGAAGCTCAATCAATTGAGAAGAAGCAACTAGTTGAATCAGCAAGGCGCGAAAGAACCATAAACGAATTGATTTCACCATTAGGCACTAATCAACGCGACATTATGACTGACTTACTGGAAAGTGTACAAACTGATAGATTACAAAAATCTTTTGACAAGTACCTACCATCTGTAATAGATGGCCATACTCCAGCAAAGCGTAAGGCAACGGTATTATCAGAAGGCAAAGAAATAACAGGCAACAGAAAAAAATCAACGACACATGTCAAAGCAGACGAGTCTAATGTATTAGATATACGCCGTCTAGCTGGATTAAATTAAGGAGAAAATGATGTCAGAACTATTAGAAAGTCGCTGGACAGAAACCAAAGACGCTCTTCTTGAAGGCCTAGACGGTAACAAGAAAAGTGTGATGGCTGCCACACTAGAAAACACTCGCAAGTATTTGTCTGAGAGTGCAACAGCAGGCGCAACATCTGCAGGTAACGTAGCAACACTTAACCGTGTTATCCTACCAGTTATCCGTCGTGTTATGCCGACAGTAATAGCCAACGAATTAGTTGGTGTACAACCTATGACCGGCCCAGTTGGTCAAATTCACACGTTACGTGTACGTTACGCAGACGCTTTTAACAGCGCCAACGGAACAGACACATCAGCTGGTGAAGAGGCGTTAAGCCCATTTAAGATTGCGGAAGGATATTCCGGCGCAACTGACGATAAAGCAGCTACTACAGCAGCTTTAGAAGGCAATGCTGGACGTAAATTGTCAATCCAGATCTTAAAGCAAACTGTAGAAGCAAAGTCAAGAAAGCTATCAGCTAGATGGACTTTTGAAGCTGCACAGGATGCACAATCAATGCACGGTATTGATGTTGAAGCAGAAATTATGGCTGCTTTAGCTCAGGAAATTACCGCTGAGATTGATCAAGAAGTTTTAGCAAGCCTTAACAGCCTAGCTGGTAATGCCGCTGAAACATATGACCAAGCTGCTGTATCAGGTACAGCTACATTTGTTGGTGACGAGCATGCTGCATTAGCTGTTCAAATCAACCGTGTTGCTAACTTGATTGCACAGCGTACACGTAGAGGCGCAGGTAACTACGCTGTTGTTAGTCCTTTTGCACTAACAATTCTACAAAGTGCAACAACTTCTGCGTTCGCAAGAACAACTGAAGGGACTTTTGAAGCTCCAACTAACACTAAGATGGTTGGTACTTTGAACAATGCAATGAAAGTGTACGTTAACACTTACTCCAGCGACAACGCTGACGTACTTGTTGGTTATAAAGGCGCATCTGAATCAGACGCACCTGCATTCTATTGCCCATACATTCCATTGATGTCAAGTGGTGTTGTATTAGATCCGTCAACATTCGAACCAACCGTATCATTTATGACACGTTATGGTTATGTTGAACTGTCTAACACAGCTTCGTCACTTGGTAACGCAGCTGATTACTTAGGTAAAGTTGCAATTACTAATGGTAATGTTAGCTTTAGCTAAGTTTATATAAACTGATTAAATAGGCTCTTCGGAGCCTATTTTTTTGACTTGATTTTGGTTGACACTATAGTAAGTCTATGTTATTATTATACAATGCAAAAGCACACAATATTCAGTACACCTCTCTACGAGTCATCGTATAGCGATAGTTTACAACCTATAATAACAGGCTGCAAAAGCCTCGCGCAACAAAGCGACTTTAAGGTAGTTACATCAGCTAACAGAGGATTACAAAGTCAAGACGACTTGCACAATGTACCATTTATATTTCCTTTAATGGAATGGATTTGTCATGAAGCTGAAACAGTATTTTCTGAATTAGGAATTGATAAAGAATACCTAACTATTGAAAGTAGTTGGTTTAACATTAACAACCAGTTAAACAGTTTTAATCAAACACATTTACATCCAGGCATTGTTAGTGGAGTGTTTTATTTACAAGCGCCTGAAGGTAGCGGCAACATTAACTTTAGGAACTCTGGAATGAATGAGCTTTGGAGAGGGCACAGAGAGTCTGTTGGTGCTAGAAATGTACACAATGCATCTAACTTTACTATTACTCCTATGCCAGGGAAACTATACCTTTGGCCAAGTTACATGTATCACAGCGTTGATACTAATTCAATTAATGTTGAACGAATGAGTATCGGCTTTAATCTAGGTTAATTTATTTCTTGTATTCCTTTTCTCTTATTAGATAAATACTTGTGTCAAATAGTGTGCCGCAAGGCGGACTTATGCTGTTACCCGCAGCGTAGCCCATAGAACGGGAATAGGACTACTTTAATAGGAGAAACAAAATGGGAAGACCACTTAATAAAAAATTCTTTGGACCAGCAACAGCCGGTGGCAATGAAATCAAAGTAAACTTTTATAACGGTGCAGCCGTTGTTGAAGGTTATATCGTAAAGCAACTAGGTAGTAAAAAGTTTTCAGTTAAAGCAACTGGAACACCTGGCACTGCATACATTCGTGTATTAACAACTGGTAAACTACCAGCGGCATTAACTGGCACAGAAATGTGTATTAGTGTAAAAGGTGATGACGGTGAAACTTACGGAGTAAGCAAAATTGCAGGACGCAAAGTAACACTAGCACAACCAAGTGCAACAGGTGCAAACGCATTAGATGGAACATCTATTTCGTGGAACTTTACTGCAAGTGATGGCGATTATGCTGTTGAAATTGAAGAAGCTGGTGACGATGATACATTAATCGGAACTGACGATTCAGACTTTACTGAAGACGCATAAGGAATAACTTATGGACAAGTATCTTAGAGTAGCAGACGGCAATTACAAGGTAATTGTTAAGAGCGGTGGTAGAATTACACTAGACACAGGGATCGAAACTGGAGATGTTTACATCACCGGAAACTTAACTGTTGAAGGGACGCAAACTACTCTAGATACTGTTAACAGTACAATTGAAGACAATATAATTGAACTAAACAAAGGCGAAACCGGGAACGGCATCACTAGAGATGGCGCTTCCGGTATTCGTGTTGATAGAGGTACAATTGAAGACGGCCAATGGCTTTTTGTTGAAAGTGTAAACTGGACTGACACACAAAATGCCGGTACTACAGACTTAGGCGCATGGAGTGTAAGATCTCCAAGTGGAAGAGTAGGCGGTATCGAAACAGTAAGTATTGTAACACCGGGTGTTGATTTAAACCTAATGGGGCAATACAATTTATCAGGCAACATAACAGCTAACCCTGGTATGTTAACTGTAAAAGGTACAGCTAGTTATGAAGCTAGAGTACTAGATGACGATCACATTCCAAATAAGAAATATGTTGACGACAAGGTAACAAACTTCTTTGGAACTGTTGTTCCAAACAGAATACAAGTAGGTGATACTAAGGTACAATCCTACGATGCTTCCGTTGCAGGCCCGAGTAGAATCGAAACAGAGATAGACGGCACACTTGTACAAGACGTGCGCCCAACTTACTCAGATCAATACGGAATTAGAATTGAACAAACTGTATACGGTACAGAAATAAAAACACTTGGCACAAGTCAAGAAGACTTAATTCTAAGTGCAACAGGAACAGGACATGTTGTTGTTGACGACAATTTAAGATTAGGATACACGCCGCACGAAGGTGTTGATGGTGTTACTGATCCAACAAAACCAACAGACGGAATACTTTTATATTCTAAGCCATCTAACATAGGCGGAACTGGAATGTATTTCGTAAATGCTGAGAATCAGCGTGATGAGATAATAAGTAGAAATAGAGCACTAGTGTTTAGTATGCTCTTTTAAGGAAACAATATGGCAATTTTAAATACAGCAATTATTGATCAAGGTGGCGGCGACTACAGGCACATTATGTTAACTGTTCCTGCAACAAAGTCTTATGCTATTACAAACA